AGTTAGCAATACAGAATTACAATATATTAATAGTGTTTCTTCAAATGTTCAAACTCAATTAGATGCTAAAATTGCAACCAGTGCAAACCTAACGGACATTGCCGCTTTAGCAAATACTAATAGTAATTTTATTGTAGGTGATGGTTCAAACTTTGTAGCGGAAACAGGATCAACAGCTAGAACGTCTTTAGGATTAGGTACAGTGGCAACCCAAGCCTCTAATAGTATTGCCATTACAGGTGGTTCAATTACAGGAATGTCAGCTCCTAGTTCTGGTTCAGACGTAACAACCAAAACTTACGTTGATGATTTGGTTAGCGGATTAAAAACAAGAATTATTTGTAGAGTGGCAACGACTGCCGCTATAACTTTATCATCCGATCTTCAAAATGGAGATACCTTAGACGGAATAACTTTAGCCACTGATGATAGGGTATTGGTTAAAAATCAATCAACTGATACTGAAAATGGAATTTATTTAGTTGTTGCTTCAGGCACAGCTTCAAGAGATCCAGAATATGATACTGTCGCTGAATTGGCTGGACAACTTCAATTAATAAAACAAGGAACAACCAATTCAGATAGTATGTGGTTATGTACTACCGACAGCGGTTCAATAGGTTCAGCTTCCATTACTTATTCACAGGTTTTTCCAACATCAGGTGGAACGGTAACATCGGTAGCTGTTTCGGATGCAGGATCAAGCGAATTTACTGTATCAGGATCACCTATTACTGCGGCTGGAACAATTACATTGGCGGTAAATAGTATTGCCGCAACAAAAATTGCAGATGGTTCTGTAACGAATACAGAATTTCAATATATTAATAGTTTAAGCTCAAATGCTCAAACACAAATAGATACCAAAGGAACGATGTCTAGCTTTACATTAGCTGGAACATCTGGTTCTGGCCAAGCTATTGTCGATGGCAATACCGCAACAATCGCTGCTGGTAATGGAATAACAACGACAGGTGCGGCAACCGATACAGTTACTGTCGCTGCTAATCCAGCGATGACCCCTTATATTTCAAGTACAGGAAAAACATTGGTATTTGGATTTTAAGTATGATATTTAATTTTAAATCAATAGGAGGAAAACATGGCAAGTGAAATAATGGCAGTAAAATTAGTGGCAGGAGTCACTAATACTGAAAATGATTTACTTACGGTAGCATCTGGACACACTTATACGATACTTAATATATCTATTTGTGAAACGGCTGGTGCGGCTGAAACTTTCGATCTTTATGTTAGAGATGATGCTGGTGCTAACGATTATGAAATTTATTCTGATCAAGCCCTAGCTGCCAACGCAACATTTGAGCATACGACAAGAATTGTTCTTATGACAACTGATGTGCTTTCAGCTAAATTAGGAAGTGCAGGAGATGTTGACGTTGTTATCAGTTATTTAGATCAAACTTTATAATAGGAGATAAAAATTTATGAGTGGAAAAGTAGGAGATAATATCTTTAGAGCTTCAGGAGTTATTGCTGCTGCGGCTGCTGGAAGAGAAGGAACAGTAGATTGGGATACAAGTATTCACACAGGAACAGTAACCGCAGCAACTGGAAAAGGATATTTTGTTAATACCACAGCAGGTGGGATTACAGTAAATTTACCAGCCGCAGCTGTGGGTAGTATCGTAGCGGTTTCAGATTATGCTTCAACAGCAGCTTCAAATAATATTACAATTTCTCCTAATGGTTCAGAAAAAATTAATGCAGTCAATGATGATTATATAATTAGCACAGCAGGATTAGCTGTCACTTTAGTTTATGCAGATGCAACCAGAGGCTGGAAATCTGTCACAGGTTCAGATGCTGATGCGACAGGACAGGTTGATGCTTATATTGTGGCAACAGGGGGAACCCCTTGTAGTGGAGCCATCGTTTGCACCAATTATAAGGTTCATACTTTTACAGGACCTGGAACTTTTTGTGTATCAGCAGGATCAGGCCCATTAGCTCAAGCAGATTATTTAGTAATAGCAGGTGGAGGAGGTGGTGGACATATATGTGGTGGAGGAGGGGGAGGAGCTGGAGGATATAGAGAATCTCCAGGTACGGCTTCAGGTTGTTATACCGCTTCACCTTTAGGAACTGCTCCAGCAGTAGCTTTAACTCTTTCAGTTCAAGGTTATCCAATTACAGTAGGGGGAGGCGGTGCGGTTGGTTGTTCACCACAATCAGGATGTAATGGTAGCGATTCAGTTTTTTCATCAATAACCTCAGCAGGCGGTGGAGGCGCAGGTGGTGGTAATGCTCCTGCTCCAACTGGAGGTGCTCAAGACGGAGGTTCTGGTGGTGGCGGCGGTGGTAGAGGTGGCCAAGGTAGTCATCCTGCTGGTTCAGGAGATACTCCTGCTACACCAGTCGCTCAAGGATTTGATGGTGGACCAGCAACCCCAAGTCCATCTCCCCCTACAATAGATGCAGGCGGTGGTGGCGGTGGAGCTTTAGCCGCAGGAGTGGCTGGATCAAACAATTGTGGCGGTTCTGGAGGCGGAGGAGCAACATCAAGTATTGATGCAACACCAACAGCAAGAGCTGGCGGTGGCGGCGGTGGAGCAGAAAGTGGATCTGGTGGATCTGCTGGTGCAGGTGGTGGAGGAGCTGGAACTGCTGCTGGAGGTACTGCAGGATGTGGAACCGTAAATACAGGTGGAGGTGGTGGAGGCAAAGGCGGTGGAGGTTCTTCAGGTGGTTGCGGTGGATCAGGCATCGTAGTAATAAGGTACAAATTTCAATAAAATTATGGCACACTTTGCAAAAATAGGTTTAAACTCAAAAGTTCTTACAGTATTAACTTTAGATAATAAGGATATGCTCAACGCTAATGGTGTTGAAGATGAAACAGTAGGACAACAATATTTAGAACGACACAATAACTGGCCTGCTCAAATGTGGATTCAAACATCCTACAATACATCTCAAGGCACTCATAAATCAGGCGATAACTCTAAAGCATTGAGAGGAAACTACGCAGGTATAGGTTATATTTGGGATGAAGATAATAATCTGTTTTATTCTAAAAAACCTTATTCAAGTTGGGTTTTAAATACTACAACAGCTAGTTGGCACTCACCCATTGGTGATGCTCCAGATGATTTAACCGATGAAGAAAAAGCAGCTGATACTCATTATGTGTGGAATGAAGACGGCAAATCCTGGGATAAAACAACAAACTCTACCTAGATAATTTTAGAAAAATACGATAAACCATAGCTGGTGGATATGGAAAAGAAAGTATTATCTGAAATAACTTTATATTATGGCGATGTTTCAATGCCGAAAGGTTTTGAAATAAATTGTAATAAACTTCAAGAAGATATTCTAAAATCACAAATCAATAATAAAAATTTTCCCTATTCAAGGGAATGGGATAAACTTAATACCTATTTAAGAGAACATATTAATTTGGAATTTGGTTTCCGATTAATCAATAAAGAAACATGGGGAAATGTTTATAAACCTAAAGAACTTTCTGCTCCTTTACTTAATATAGATCCTGTAGATTTAAGAAATTCTCCTGACTACACCTTATTATATGGGGTGAATGTTAAGGATTGTAGTGTTAGAATTCACTATGATGACAATCGAAGAGCAGGAAGAAGCTGGGATATACCTTTAAAAAATAATGAATTTATTATGTTCCCCTCTACGCAAATGTATTATATCACCAACGATCAAAAGGATTCCCTTAACTTTGTTTTAACGATTACCCATGAATTTATCTAATTATTTTTGGTATTTTAAATCTGCATTAACTTCTAGATTCTGTGATGAAGTTATTAAATATGCTTTATCTAAAAAAGAAACGATGGCAATTACAGGAGGTTATGGCAGAGATAGGAATTTAGATAAAAAACCTTTAAACAAAGATGAAGTAAACGACTTAAAAAGAAAAAGAAATTCTGATTTGGTTTGGTTGAACGACACCTGGATCTATAAAGAGATCCATCCCTTAGTTCATGAAGCCAACAAAAGAGCAGGTTGGAATTTTGAATGGAATTTTTCAGAGTCCTGTCAATTTACCAAATATAAACTCAATCAATATTACGATTGGCATTGTGATAGTTGGGAAAAAACTTATGACCAACCTAAAACTCCTTCTCATGGAAAGATTAGAAAACTATCGATGACTTGTCAACTCACCGATGGTTCAGAATATAAAGGTGGAGAATTAGAATTTGATTTTAGACAATACGATCCTCCCCAAAGAGATGAAGCTAAACATTTAAGAAAAGCAACGGAAATACTCCCCAAAGGTTCGGTAATTGTTTTTCCTAGCTTTGTTTGGCATAGAGTTAAACCAGTAACTTCAGGAACTAGATATTCACTTGTCGTATGGCATTTAGGATATCCATTTAAATAATGTATATAAACGACTATTTTAAAACCCCTATTTGGTCAGAAGAAAAACCAGAATTTGTGAAGTCCTTAAACAAAGCCAGTGATAAATATATTAAGGCAGCAAAAAAAATGCCTGAAAGTAAAACCTATCTAAAACAATTTGGTGATTTTGGCAGATCTTGGCACTCAACTCCATTAACACAAGATAATGATTTTATTGATTTAAGAAATTACATTGGCCAAAAGTCTTGGGAATTTTTAGATCATCATGGTTACGATATGAAACAATATCAAACCATGTTTTCTGAAATGTGGGTACAGGAATTTTCTAAAAAAGGGGGAGGTCATCATTCAGCACACATTCATTGGAACCAGCATGTATCAGGATTTTACTTTTTAAAATGTGGTGAAAAAACTTCTTATCCTATTTTCCATGATCCAAGAACAGGAGCAAGAGCTACTAAATTAAAAATGAAACCAGAATTAAAAGGTGTTTTTCATGGCGGTGAACTGGTTCATTTTAAACCCAAGCCTGGAACCTTAATTATTTTTCCAGGATATTTAGAACATGAATACGCAGTCGATCATGGTAAAGCACCCTTTAGATTTATCCATTGGAACATAACGGCTATCCCTAAAGAGATGGCAAGAAATGTTTAAGAAAAATAAATATGTAGTTATTAAACAAGCTATTTCAAAAGAGTTAGCTGCCTTTGTTGCTAATTACTTTTTAATGAAAAAACAGGTTTATGATACCTGTCGACAACGCAGATTTATTTCTCCTTATGAAGTTTTATTAGGGGAATATGAAGGAGCAGATGGTCAGATCCCCCATACCTATTCTCATTATTCAGATATTGTTATGGAAACTTTAATGTTGAAGTGTCAAGCCATGATGGAAAAGACCACAGGATTAAAATTAACTCCTGCTTATACTTTTGCCAGAATTTATAAAAAGGGAGATATTTTAAAAAGACATAAAGACCGATTTAGTTGTGAGATATCTACAACGATGAATCTTGCAGGAGATCCATGGCTAATCTATTTAGAGCCTTCTGGTAAAGAAGGATTAAAAGGAATAAAAGTAGACCTTAAACCAGGAGATATGCTGGTGTATAGTGGATGTGAACTAGAGCATTGGAGAAATAAATTTAAAGGTAAAGAACATATTCAAGTATTTTTACATTATAATAATCGCAAGACACTAGGAGCTAAAGAAAATATGTTTGATAAGCGACCCCATTTAGGATTACCAAGTTGGTTTAAAAAGTGATATAAGAATTGCTTGGGGTAGATAACTCCACCACAAAATCTATCTACCCCTTTTAAATTATGGAAAAAAGACTTTCAGCAATGATTAAGTATTATGAATCTAAAATCATTGAAGCGGATGATACCATAGAAAAACTTTTAAAATCTGATATGATCTTGCCTGATCACACTTCATATTTTAAAGAAATAGATAAGTGGCTGGGTATTAAAACCGAAAATTATAACAAATTACAACATTTATCTATTCATATTCCCAAAAAGGAAAAAGATGGCAAATAATTACAAATTTACAGGTGTTGCTTTAGCCACTGTTAGCCAAACTGCCCTATTAACGGCAGCTAGTGGTGAAAATATTATTATTAAATCTATTAGAGTGACCAATAATACTGCTAATAATCCAACTATTACCCTAGCTGTTACCGACACTTCGGCTACTACTACCTATACTATTTTAAATACATACCGCTTAACCGCCAATACTTCTGAGGAATTGTTAGAAGAACCTGTAGTTTTAGAAACAACGGATATTCTTAAAGCCACTATGAGTTCAACGGATTCAACAACGGTTACTTTAAGTTATTTAGT